CTTTACGACAACATTTTCCGCTCCTAGCGCTAGCCCCCTGGCGTCAAATGCTCCCTTGATAGTTCCGTAGACCGTAATATCGCCTCCGTCTGGAGACAGGATTCCTGCAGTGCCGTCCACGTTCGGAACCTGAAAGTCTTGTATTAACACTTGGTCTGCAGTACCGTACAACCTTATACTGCTGCCCGGAGTACCATCCGGCTGATTAAGGTACCCTCTCAGATTAAGCCCCTCACCATCAAAGCTAAGAGAGGTGGCCTTCTTAGGGTTAAGAGGGTCTCCACCCGCCCCAGACGAAAATGAAAAAGTTCCGTCACCGTGGATAGCGAAGCCCGTTCCGGTAGAATTTATTCCTCCAGGAAGATAATCCAAGCTACTAATAGACCCAAACTGGACAGGCTCACCAATAGCCTTTCTTTCCCCTAGTATTATTTCATGTCCGTGGATTTCCCCCGAAGTTAATACGTCGGCGGATAGGTCGTTTACGTGCGCGGTTTTAATCGTTGCGTCTCCTATCATGGCGGTACCAATTACCGCATTGGCAAATGCGTGCCAGCTTGAGGTCACCGAAAACCCAAAGTCGGGCTTGAGGTTTATTCGTCCAACAACCACAGACCCCACAACGTTTTTCTCTCTAGGCTTGACCAGTGGATTTCTTTTTCCAATAGATTTAGGTTCGCCCTCTCCCCGGGACTCCAGAGGCATATGTATCCCGTAACCTGCTTTTATCATGTCCACGACCTTAGACGAGGCAGAAACCTCGCCATTATTACTGTTATACTTAACAAGATCATCCTTAGCATCGGATATAGTTGTGCCCCAATGAGATGTGAATGCGGTAATGTCTATGGTTTGCTGGGTCGGCCTGCCATTCAAACTAGTAGCGACCTCGATGAAATCTTGAAATCCATAATTTCCCGCAGCAGGCGATCTTATAACGGCATTATAGCCGGTCGCGTCACTAGTATCGATTCCGTCCTTTATATTATAAGTTGCGCTTGCAGGATTAAATACGGAGAAAGAATAGTACCCAGTTTTCTCATATTCTACATTCTCGTCTACGCCCTCAAGCGGGCCCCCGAGCCTTTCATTCGCCTTTCCTCCATCGTTCGTTGTAGACTTAAAAGTCCCAGAGACAGTATCGTACCCACCAGCTGGATCCCAATAAATACTTTGGATATATTTATCTATCTTAACCTTGCCGCTTCCCGTTCCTGGGCCAGTGGCGACAAATATAGTTCCTTCGGTGCTGTTAGGAGCCCCAAGCAAAGTGAAGTCCGTGTCGCCCGGAGTCTTAATTTCGTAGACCCCTCCGTCGACCATTAGTTCTACATCAATCTCTACCTCTGGCCCCAAAAATTCATATCCAGATTCGTCAGCTGCGGGTCGCATTTTTATTGCTCCCGCCTTCATTAGCGTTCCCTCCCCATTGGAATACAATATATGTTCCTCCCATTCTATTCCTTCGTTCACAACATCGAACGGCTCAGACGGAACAAGGACTATCGCTCCTGGGAATTTTTTCGTGATCTCTTGCTCAAACCCAAATATATCAGTTATCTCAGACTGCCCCAGGGTTCTAGATTGTTCGAAATTTTCGGGAGCGCCATTATGAGAAAACTCGCTATGGTTCCCAACTCTATCTATAGCCTCAAGAAAGAAATACCCGGTTTCATTCTTTTCTCCCTCAATTGCCAGGCTAGTGGTGTCGACTATATATTCCTCAAAGGTAACCATGGGGTTACCATTAGCATCCAAAAACTTATTATCACCGCCAGCCTTGCTCATATGCATTTGCCCTCCGACGATTTTCAAGCTCCCCTCTTTCTCAGTAAAAGTGCCATCCTCTGCAGCCCTAGTCCTCACCAACCAAGAGTCTGTTTCGTTTTCAACTAAACCCACCTTACTAATTTCCCCACTTGCCGAGGAGACTGCCGCCCAGCTCCCGTTATCACGAACGGCGTAATCGCCGCCTGCAGCGCGAGGCACCCATTTAATAAATGGACGATTCACCGTGTTGTCAGTCCCCTCGTAGTTAAGATTGCCGTTACCAAGTTGAATAGAGGTAGCATTCCTATCCTTCAGGGGTCTCGAATCCCTAATCATGGTGACCTTATAGGAGTCAATCTTCCCTTTTTTCTGACGAGGAGCATCCCAACTAAGGAAGAACGTCTTGAAAGACGACTTAATTTTAAAATTCTCCGGCGCGGGGGGCCGGATTATATCCATTTGTCCAACGAAACCCTTATCATCTTTTGTAGTAACAAGATATGCAATAACTTCCTGTCCCCTAATTAGATGTGGAACCCCTGCGCCAAATGTATCATAAGGAACGATAACGTAATCATAAAGAGTAACTACATCAGTTACCCATCCGTCTCCATACACTTGGGCCATGGGAACGTCTTTATCAACAATGGTCGCACTACTTGTTCCTGGATCCGTTTCAGTAGGGTTCGGCCCGGAAAGCTTTTGCTCGGATACAAAATACCCCTGCCCCCCATCGTAAGCTATCACTTCTTCCGCATAAGTTGTGGCTGCAGCAAGCCTGTCAGCTGCGCTCCCGGCTGGAGGGATGTAGTATCCAAAATAAGAAGAGGGAGTGGTTGCATCATTGTACTTTGAAGCCATCGGTGTATTAGGGACCAACCCAAAAGGAGAATCCTCAGTGGAGCGGGCATGGCTCCGCTGGGCGTACCTAACCTCATTAGCCTGGGGAGCCGCAGTGGTCACGGTAGCAACCTTTCTTGGTTTCCTATAAATTTTAACGGATTCGATATTTTCGCTGAATTCAAAATCAAAGCTTATGGACCCCACCGGGCTTGTATTGTGAATTTTTAAGCCCCCAGCAGGCAACTCAATTGTAGGTTGCTCATTAGTACCTGAGACTTCAAGCTCATCTATAACCTCCCCACGAGAGTCCAGAAGTTTTAGGGTGAAATATATTGACCGAGAAGCCTCTCGAGTGCTATCGTCGTACAATTTTTCTTGGATTCGTTTGTTTTCGTCTTTGGATATATTAGGGATTAGCGTGACACCATATTCTTGCTTTAATTCAGATATGTTAAGAGACGCAGGCGTGCTTGCAAACCTGTCGCCGGCATCATTAACTTTAAATGCATCAATTATCGGGTGAGCTCCCTGGGAGTCGCCTGCCCGATGGAAATACCCCACCACCCCGCTCACAACAGAAGCAAAATCTGAATTCGAATCGTTGTCGAAACTTATACCATTACCTCTTGCGTCCACCAGGCTCCATGAAATATTAAACTTATCAGCGACGTCGGCGATGGTTACATTACCTATTTTAACCACAGACTCAAAAGTTCTATTCGAAGCGTCCAGCGCGTCGGCTATACTATCCTTCTCTTCAAAACCTCCATCGACCTTAGGGGCGTAAGCCGAGGACAAGCCAAACGAGTCGTAAACGGCAATAACATATTTGTAGACATTAACCAAAGAAGTAATGTCATTGCCACTGTCACCCCTTCCATTAGACCATTTTTGCTGGGCTTTAATCGTCCCCAGCTGGACCTTGCTTACCCCACTATCACTTGGACCCCCAAACGTTTTAACTAATCCAAAAGTACTGAGGCCCGTTTGCCTATACTGCAATACCTCAACCCGAGAGAGATCAATATCTTGTGCTTCATATGAAAATATAAAATCATTAGCAACAGTCTCAACAAAATTTGTTTTTAATTTGGTTTTACTATTCTCAAGAGTTACCTCCAGGTGGGATATTTTATCTTGATCATTTGCATTAAACTTAATTGCATGGGCTTCAATTTTAATTAACAGTTTTCTTTTGTTGCTTCCACCCGCCAGCCCAGAGAAGTTAGTCGAGCTGGATTCAGGGAAGTTAAGGAAAAATGTTTGGGACTGCCATTTACCAGACCCCATATCCTCCAAAATATCCCCAAAGATATCATCAATCATCTTGGCCTCATCATCACTATCCAAAATATCGTAGTTGCCAGAGCCGTTTGGGCGCCAGAATGATATGACAAACTTGTCAAAGAATCCATCTTCCTTAACCATCGATGAATCCAATTGATTCCCCTCCAGGGCGTGGCCCGGGGGAGCCAAAAGACTCCAGTTAAGATTGGGGGACGCGCCCCTAAAATCTAAATTCACCTTAGTGGTATTACCGATATCATAAGTGTCGGATCCCACAAACTCCCTACTAACAACCTCCCCCGCAGCAACATGAACGTCCCCAAAGGAATACGTTCCGTCCACGGACGGACCTAGAACCTGCTTTACAACCTCAACATATTTCGACCTAAGGCCCAATTCATTTTCGGCGTAAACTCGAATAGTGAATTCCCCATACTTACCGTCTAGAGAGATTTGCGTTTCAATTCCAACCCCAAGCTTTAGATCATCCTCAGTTACGACTCCGCCGCCGACAATCAAATCCCTACCTCGGCCGAGCTCCTTATTAAAAGACCCCTGCGCAGAAGTCCCGACGGCGTGGTAGGTGTCGGTTAGGCTGTGAACCTTAAATTTGAGGAGTATACTTGTTGCTGGCATGACTATCCTAGTGAGTTAGTAACATCTATTACAGAAAAATCCGAAGGGGCAGTGGGGATTGCCATGGATGCTTGAGGTGGAATAGGAAACACGGGCTTCTCGATATTCAGTTCTCGCTCGATCAAATCGAATTTGTCGCGATTATACTCTGAAGCCTTGATCCTGTACTTTCCGGGCTCTGCCTCAGAAACAGATTGAACCCTATACTGAACTCTGCCCACATTTTTGAAGCTATTGATATCAAGGGTTAGGGACTCATTGTAGTGGATTGCGCTTACGGCGTCGGTCCCTGGCTCGCTAGCGCCAACAACTTCGCTTTCGGAAACATTGCCGCCAGAAACCCTTATATATTTTGTGCCATCTATCGTTGTGATCTTAAAATTTGAGAATAAAATACTTAACGTGCCAGCTAAATTAGCCTCTCCATTTGGCGTTTTGGCAATAGAAAATATATCATCCTCCTTACTTACTCGACGAATATTTACAGCCGAATTAGGAGCCAAGGTGGTTCCGGTTTTTTCAATCTGAAACTTGTCTCCGTCAGCGTCTAACTGTTTAACGAAGCCAAATTTAGTGGTCTGGATCCATCCGCCCAGATTATGCTGATAATGGCGATCCGCTTGGTAAGGTTCTGAGCCCACATTATAAACGAATGTTGTGTCCCCAAGGCCCTTTCCCTTAGCAGACTGCTGAAGAATCTGAACCATTTTTTCTTTTCCATCATCATCATGATTACCTATGTATAAAATCCTGTATCGACCCAAGGCCGGAGAAATCCTGTATGAAGACCTTGGAATTTCTACCCCTCCCAATACCTGGTGAACCTCATTAAGCTCATCATCGTTGTATTCCGGGAGCGACTTAACTACATCCCTTCGATAGCCCCGTATAGACCAAACCGCCCCCGGGCCGACCTTCCCAAGTGCGATTTTAGTTTGAATGTCATTTTCGTTAGCAATGTAATAGAAATGTTCTCCGCCAGGAACAGATGGATTATTCGTATCCCTTTTGGCGAATCCTATATCCTCGAACTCAACATCATATGCGCCGTCTTTTATTTTAAACGAATTAATCTGTTGGTCTGCATCGTCAATAGACACTGTGTAAGTTTTTGTGGAGTCTATACCGGATGGCAACTTCCCAAGGGAAGTGAATTTAATCTGAGTTCCATTAGCAAGGCCATGCTTATCGCTAGCTATTAAATTTGATCCCAATACAGCCTGAAAAGGAAACTTAATTTTAATGCCCTCTATGGAGCTCTTGTCATCGCCAACGTATCCATCAAAATAAACTACTTGCGGCCTTGAGATTCCACTGATTAACGACAACTGCTCCTGCTCGTCAAACATGTCTGCGCCTGCGGCTCCGCCAGACACCTGCGTATTGGATAGTTCGAACATTTTCCTATACAGCCCCGTTGCCCCGCCTTGCTCCTCGGATATTTTCGGCCCCTTACCTAAATCCCCAACAAATTCATAACCCCTGCCACACACGATAGCGAGTTCGACCTTATCGCGCCCATCAGTAGGGTCATCAGGATTATAAAAGGAAAGGTTATTCATAATTTTATCCACCTTAATGTACGGATCAAAATCATTACCTATATGAACAGACTTAACCCTGCCGTTAACATTTTCCCCAAATCTTCTAGAGTCAGAAATTTCCAATATAGAGCCGGGGACCAAGAGCGCGGCCTCCATTCCAGTTTCGAAAGTGACGTATTCATTCTCCAGCCCTGGAGCCAGCACTGTAAATTTTGCCAAGCGCCTAGCCTGCCCCCTCGAAGTACAACCAACGGCAAGTATCTCTTCCAAATTGTACCCAAATTTATCTATTCCCGCAGAGTCCTCAAAGTATTCGACCTTACTGCGGAAGTTATCATATCTATCTGCATACCTTACCTTGGCAGCGGTGACCCGAGACGTTTTTGGACTTCCTGAATAAGAGAAGCCCTCTTCCCCAACGTTTGCGTCAGTGAACATCATGCTGGGATCCTTTTTTCTTTCGGATGCGAACGATATTTTTCCCGCAGAGTAAACAACAACCGTTCGGAAAATTGTGCATATTTCCTTAATAATCCTAAGAGCTTCTTCTTTTTCCTTAAATAGTATATTTGCAGAGAACCTGGGCTCGACAATTGGGTAACTTACAGACATTACGCATGTCCCCGTTGCGAATTTAGCGGAGTCACCACCTGTCGCGGAGGGGTGGTGAGCGAATGACGGACCCATAAGCTTAAGCGTCTTCCCCTCGGGGTCCACAGATATTATCTCCCTTTCCTCAATGGTGTTATCTGACATAAAGAATGCGACGCTTTTACCCCTGGAGTGCTTTTTGTCAGAGCTCCCACCATTAAACTCAGCTTTAATTGTGGCGGCATCTAGCCCAGGATCAAGATCTACATCAAAAGAATTTAAGATAGGAGAGCCAGCAAGAAAATAATCCCTAGATTCCTTAGCATGGGTACTAGTAAATGACCGCTTTGTGTGTTCCAAGGGAAATCCCGTTTCGACAAGCTCGTCACAGAATTTCGCTGCAGCGTAAAGCCTCCAAACGTCAACCTCTTTTATAGTAAAACCGAAAGTGCCCACACCATATCTTTGATTAAGCAGTATATCTAGTAGTATCCATGCTGGATTATCTGTCCATTCTAGGTGTTTTTCCGAAATCGCTCCATAGTGGTAGTCTTCTGTTTCCTTTTGGCCCTTAAATAGACCGTTCCATGCACCAAAGTATTTTCGGGTTTTCGTGTTATAGTTTGACGGCACAGCGACCCGTTTAAGTTTGGCCACATAGTTTCTCTCAGGGAGCTGGGGAAAATTTACAGCATCGAACGGAACCTGTACCATCGCTATACCAGGATGTTCGTAAGTTATACGCCGACCCATAAGGGTATCTATTTTTGTTATTGCAGAAAGGTGGAGGGTTCTGGCCTTTTCCTTCATATCTTTTGGGTCGGTAATTTCTTGGGTCAGACGGCATAAATTCAAGACCAAGTTCTCTGTTTTTCCGAAGTAAGGCAGTCCCACATGAACGTCCAACCCTGCAGGGCTAGTAGCAATACCTTTAACTACCAGCTGAGAATGATCTCGTCCCTTCAAATTATATATAAACCCATCAGCGCCCAGCACCAATCCCTTATCGGTAATTATTGACTTTTTAATCAAACCCATGATTTCATCATAATTTCTATAAGATAAATCAGCAGGAGTCACCCCGGATTGTATTTGGGCCGCAAGAGACATTAAGGTAGAGGCTAAAGCATTAGGGGGTTCTTTGGTATATGTAGGCTGGTTTGAGGCGTCATACGCCCGACATCCATCAGAATAATCATTGAGGTATTGCTGGAAGCTTTTGTTAGATCCTCCCGCGTCTGAGACGGTTACAGTTATAGTGGTATCCGTCCATGCGCTATGAAACTTTTTGCAAAAATCTATAATACCACGAACCTTAGAAAAAATATCACCATTACCCCCGCCAGAGAATAACGCCTCAGAAAAACCCAGCGCGATAGCAGCCTTATTATCTGTCCATGGCATCGGATCAGCCCTTCTGTCGCTGGAACGTAGGGCTCCATGAACAACCCTCTGGTTAACTGAGTCGTCTGCGGCCCAGACCGTGCCTCCCTTACCCCCGCCAAAGCCTTGAGGGGGCTCGATTAAAGGAATGCTCTTGGGGCCGTCCTTTATTCTGGCAATTATATTTACCGATTGAGCGGCAGTTCCAGTGGTAACGGAACTTCTGGCGCCAAGCCCAAAGAAGCCCCTCCGAGTCCTTTGGTCGGTCCAGTTATGAAACATCTGCTTGGGAGACAGGGTTATTTTCATTTCTCCAACTCTATTCTTGGTTATGGGGGAAGCAAAAACTTTAGCGCCGCGCTGTTGGGCATCTTGAATTTTGGCCGGCATACCTCCGAGTTTTATAGACCCGCTTTTAGCCACGTGCCCCGGGTCCACCTCGGGCCCTGGAAGCGTGGTGGATCCTTGTATTTCTACCTCTGATACGGCTATTAATTTTGCCTGCCGCTCATCCTTGGAGTCCATGAAGCCCAAATTGCATTTAGGCTGCCAATTATCTTCGTTAATTAAAAAATTTAATGTATTCGTTGGGTGGTTCATAACCACCATGTCATTAAGAAAGATCGACTTAAGAGCTATATTTTGATCGAAGTTGCTATAACCATGAATTCTTCCGTCCGCATTTAGGCCGGCGAGGTTTCCAAAATTATCGCACAGTCCCCCTATTGGTCCTTCGGACAGAATATCGTTAACGGTATACATGGTATAGGTTTCTATGAGACCTCCGCTTGGGGCGCCAGCTTTATCCTTGTTTGTCCTTCCAAACGATAGAGTATTAGATCCAATCTTTAATATTCCATACCCTACAGGAACAGGCGCCCCTTGGCGGGTTGTATTTGGGCGGTCGTCGAATAGGTACGACTTTGTTTGCCTCGTTCGATCTGTAACCTTGGGCGAAGGAAAAAGAGCGTTAGCTATACCGGTTATAGCCATAGGAACCAACATATTAAAGGCGAACTTTGACAGGCTAAAAGAGCCCATGGCGCCCTTTAGTGCGCCCCCCATTTTAATCGCCGCTTTTGCTATGAATTTCGCAGCAGTTACGATCTCTCCCTCGACAATCGGAATAAAATGTATCTCATCTCTTGAAGTGGAGAGCAGGAGCTCTTCCTGCTTAACAAATATAGCGTCCAACAGGCTCTCATCAAACGAGTCGCCCTTAATAAATTCTTCAATACGCTTTCGCTCTCGGTTCCCCAGGCATACGATAGCAAACCTAACGTCAGGATCCTCAAAATCCCACACGCTTTGAGTAAATTGATTTTCGGTATTTACATCTAGCGCTCTTATTGCCTCGGCCGGACTGTCTACATTCAATTCCCATTCCTCACCGAAACGTTCACCAAACTCCCCATGTAAATAGACCGTTTTCATCCTTATTCCTGTACGGGATTACACTTTCCCTTGTCAAAAAATAAAAAATTGTCGTAGAGCAAACTGTAGATCAAAAACGGAACCCCTAGCGCCTCCGACGCCCCTTTGTCCCAGTCGGATGGATAGGCGTCACCCTCGGGGTGAGAATGGAATATAGCGTAGATACGATCCTTAAGAAGCATAGTCCTTTTGTCTAGCTCAAAAGAGGTGGTCTTATCGCGAGCGATATTTCTCATGGGATAAAAAAATACCTCATCGAACTCAAAGAGGATTCCGGCAGCCTCCTCACCCGGATTGGATTTGGCTAAGTTCCTTGCGTCGGCGAGAATTCGTTCATTAAGTTTAGGCATGCTTCATCCCGTCCGTTTCAGGGAACCCCCCGAAGGGTATCCCCCTACCGCTTCGAACTTCCGCTCCCCACCGCTTAAGGCAGGCGTTAAGGGTTTTTTGACAACTGTCCATGATCCAAAACTCTTTAGATATGTATGGGTTTGGAGAAGGCTCTTCGTGGGTTTGCACACAAACAAAAAGCGAGGGCACCAACGGCTCCTTATGCCCGGGCCAGTTGACCACATTGCCCTTATTATACCCCCTGTCTACGCTCCATTTGATTGTTTCAATTATATCTCTCCCAGATTGATTGGCGAGCTGTATAGGTGCGTCATTGTCTGGATGAGTATACGCAGATATACCGTATTCAGCGAAAGATTTTCCAGTTTCTGTTTCACAGGGTATCCCGCAGTAATTACACCCCAACCCCCTATACCTAAACGAGCAGTGGTCGGCCAACATTTCCCTGGCAGGAAACCTAACTCCCTCCATTTCCAAAATTGAAGTTAGCTCAAACTCCAGGCTCTCACGAGTTTCGGCGGATTTTTTATTGATATAGAAAGCTTCGTCAGGAAGGAATGCTTGAGGGTCGGCTTGCCCGCTAGGATTACCCTCTTTAACAACGGCGCCACTCTTGTCGGTTCTATCTCTGAAGTTTGCGTCGTCAAGAAATTTAACGAAAGTCCTCTTTCGAGTGACCTTGCACCCGTGAAAGTCGTAATTCATCAACACTATAGTTGACAATAAGCCTGAAGGGTTGGCGATTATTAATTTAGGCCTCGGCAGCCTCCCATCAGATGGAATTTCAAAATCTGTAGTATGAACGGGTAGCGGCTGATATTGTTTTCCTTGCCAAATTATTGGGTTGGTCAAATTTACAGATGAACAAAACCTATATACAGGCTCAGACCCTAGATTAATTTTATACTGCTTATCTAGAAAGGAAAAATCATTTTGCAAATTAGAGAAATCAATTTCAAACATTTCAATAATAGCGTCAGACTCCAATTTAAAAATTTCGTCTGTTATTCGTTCTTTAGAGCTGTCGCTATCCATGCTATATCTGTCCTTTTGTATTACCTGGGGTATTGCCGTCGAGAATTAGAGACGTTCCAACAGTATGCCCATAGTATAATATGGCCTTACCAGCCTTTCCTCCACTCGCGAAAAACCTTGGGGCGGAGCTGTCGTCCCCATCCTCCCCCGAACCCCCACCGTTGCCACCAGACATAAGGGTCAAGCGGGAGTTATTATTGACGGCGTCCCCGCCGTCTCCTCCACTAGTCAACGCTCCACGGCTAGCCAAGGTATATCCGGCCAAGCCCATGCCTGCGCCGCCGCCACCGCTCCCAGCGAAGTTTATTTTATATTTAGAGCTACCAGGCCACTCGGCATCCGCATCAAGGTCGGCGCCACCTCCCCCTCCGCCGCCGCCTCCAGCAAAGACCTTTGCTTCGTCGGTCCATTTAATTGTAAATTTTACATTAGGGTTTTGTTCTTGAATTTCTATAGCATCGCCCCCATCTTCGCCTGACGACGGAGGCCTAAAGTCTGACATAGAATCGTAAGACCCGTCCCCTTGAAATATTTTCCCCTCTGAAACCATTCCGGTTCCACCTTTGCCGCCCCTACCTATAATTCTGGCGGTATTAGTAAGATTTATCCTTATATCCATACCAGGCAAATAACCGTTCCCAGAATTTATCGCCGGAAGGCTAGTAGATTCGGAAAATATAACTCCAGAAACATTAAAGTTTACAATCCCGATGTCCAAAAGACCTTGTCCATCCAAGGCTCCCAGCAGGGACTCCATTAAGTTCACGTTATGTAGGGTATCTATTTCTGTTTTTTCGAAGATGGCGCCATCGACGCTTTCTGTGTTTGTCATCTTCCCAAAAGTATATGTCTTCTTGTCAGACTCAACGACCAGAACTAAAATGTCCCCGCCAGTACCAGTGGGCAAGTTGCCCCCTAGGGAGCTGCCAACTGCGACTGAAGTGGAAAGGTACTTCCACTCACTATCGTATACTATGCCCAGGGCGAGCTTCCCTTCCAGCCCGTTTTGACTAAGCATGTTTGTCACTTCGCTTAGATCCTGAGGCTCAGCCATAATGGAGTCTTCCAGGATCGCGCTATGCTGGATGGTTTGGAGCACGTTTTCCTCTGAAATAAAATCAAACTCAGAGTAGCGGTCTATGCTGTAGCTTTTCTTATATATGTCTGCCTCTGGAGTCCCCTCAATAGCAACGTCAATTGTTTCGGGAACTATGTGGTCTTGGGCGACGGTTGCAGTGATTTCGTATTTGGATGTTTTATCTGTGTCCAAAGATTTATACGTGACAGTTAGATTTCCTAATACCTCCCCCTTTTCAGCGGCGCCAGTAGTATAATATATTTCCGCAAACGCAGACTCGCCAGGCTTAAGCGTAGGGTCTTTATTGGGGTTCAAAAAATCCTCACTAATGTGTGCCACACCGGCTGCGGCTCGGTTAGTTAGTTTTCCCGCAACAAAGTCTAGCGTTCCGATCCGACCTAAGTTGTCTTGGGACTTTGCACTACCACTCTCTTCATACAGAAAGGCTCCGCCTTCACTATTGTCGTAATTAGCGGTATTGGTCTTTCGCGAGATCCCGTCAACTGCAGAAAGGTAGGCCCCATCATCCCTATTAAACGCTAAACTTGACATAGTAAAGTCGCCAGAAACGGACGCCACAATATCGCTTGCCTCGGTTTCCCCGGTGTTCTTTATTTCGATTTGATTTTTAAGAACGAATACCCCCAGAGACGAAGAGCGCAATTCGACAGGATTAACCAAGGCCAGTCGCGCGGATCGGTTCTCTACCGTAGGAGTAAGGTTATCCATTTCATCGTCGTCCAGCGGGGTATTTTGACCCAGCGAATATTGCTCAAATTTTGCGGTGATGGTATGACTGTCTCGAAAGGTATAGGTGTGATCCCATTGCTGACATATAAACCTACGCTTGCGATTGTAGGGGGCAGGAGGAATAAACAAAAAAGACTTGTAAGCCAAATGGGATTCTAGAAAATGAAGGATAGCATACGCCTCCTTTTCACTCCTATTTGCAAAGGTTACGGAAAACGACAGCAGATTAACATTGTTTTTGTTTTTCGGAAAGTACTGCTTATATGCGGAAGCCTTGGAGGACAATTCTGCAATACTAGGGCTGTGATTAACATTAAAACTACTGGACGGCTTCCAGTAAAACTCCCTGGTCCACTTATCCTTATTAATTGACACCCCATATAACCCGGTCGGAGGATCGCCCCTTGCATTTTCTTCTCCCTGATAATAATAGTAGGCGTCAGAACCGGGGGCGTATACGATGTCGTGCTTATAGTATGTTTGCTCGGCGTCGTAGACTTCGGGTTTATTTACATACAGGTAATCATTGCGATGAAGGATGGAAGTATTATTATTAAATATCCTAGCATCTACAGTATGAACGTCCTCACCCTCAATAGTATGATTAAAATCAAAACAATAAAATTTTCTAGTTAGATTTTCGGTATTATTATAGGGAAAGAATAGCGAGTCGCCGTCCATATTAAATCCATCTATACCCTGATCGTATTCAAGAGTATATTTTTCTTGCTGAACTTCGTGCTGCCCAAGGTTGTTTTCTATAAAGTGAAGAATTGCATTAGCTTCTCTGCTAGTTCTATTTGTGAATTTTAAATTGAAATCTACGCTCAGGCTATTTATTCCCCTTGGTTTAACAACCTTATACCCGTCGCCATATTCGTATTGCGCATTATAACCCTTAAAGGAAATAGACGAGCCATAGTCTGCGTCGAAGAAAAATGAATTACTCGACCAATTCTCATCGTCTAGATCAGAAGTCTTAATGGAGATAGTTAGCTCTTGATCGTCGGCGGAGTCCAATAGATCACCCTCAACCAGCTGTTTCAATGCCCTTTCGGCAGGGAACTGATACATTGCAAGCACCATTATTTTTTCCGTCAGCATTGATATTGAATATGTATTCGGATCGCCTGCAATTTGAATAGACTGCCCTGACTCGAATCCCGCGTCCCTAAACCCGGTCTTCGCGCCAGAGTGAGATACAAACTCAAGATTCCCGACATGGTTTTCAGTAAGACTCGGAACGGGAGGTCGGATATGGAACGTTAAACCAGTAACGTCAGATGATGCGCTAGGAGAGGTAATATCTTTCCTTGCATAGTAAAACTTATTGCTGTCTCGATGGCGGACAATATCAAATTTTTTATAGCTCTGGCCTGCACTCCAGTACCCCTTGTAGTTTTGAACGTTTGATATATAGTAATTATCAGACTCGAGCTCGCCGCCTTCCTCCGAGTCCTTGACCTCATCAAAAGTAACATCAACATCCTCCGGAGCATTATGCGTTCCCACGCTTACGGTCGTCATTCCTGTGGCGGAGAATGTTTGTGTTGAGGTGTCGGCGGCATTAGGATTCCCGGCGGTTGGGGTATGAATTTCCCAGTATACGCTATTTATCTCCAGACTACCAGACTTCCCGTTGGGGCCGTCCCAGACATTTATCTTGTAGTATTTATATTGCGTCCAGTCAGATGTCTCGGAGAGTATTTCGGATATCGTTTGATCTAGTTGGTCGCCTTTTGTGGGGTCAAAATTTTGATCTTCACTAAGTTTTAAATCTCTTCCGACGGATGACAGCACGGGCCACTTAAAGTTTTTCAACGGACATGCGTTATACCCTAGGTTATTTCTTACGGGTCCGGTGGATAAGCCAGATTTCAGCTTATAAAAAGCGGGATCACCACTATAGCCGCTTGAGGGATAATATGTTACTATATCACCAGCGCCATAACTGGAGTTCGGAGACCAAAAACCTTTATACCTGTCGCTCATTATTTTACCACCTGCCTTACAGAGAACCCTCCACTAAGATAGCCTCCCTCTTGGGCGTTCAACGCCTGACTGGTAACCTTTCCCGAGCAGCCAAACGAGGCTATATGCATTGACTCCCTTTCTGGCCCAGAGTACAGATCTTTTCCACCACCGCCATCAGGAAGATCGAGGTATGCCTTCTCGTCGATTTTTTCAGAGGAGTCAGAGATCTTCGTATATACGTTCTCCTTAAATGCTCCATACAAATTTAACTGCACAGCAACCTCTTCAGGAAAAGTTCCGCCGCTCCTCATTTGGATTACGCCCTTGTGATTGATGTAGTTTATGATTTTATTCGCCTTTACATTACAATTAATATCTATCTCATTAAGGGCAGCCCTGTATGGCAGCACTCCCCCAGAGTATAGTTTACTACCGGGCTGTTCGTTCATTCTGATTGTATAGTTTATGTTTCTATTGACTGAAGCTGAGTATTCGGCCTTGAGCATCCTCAAGTCAAAACTTTCGTTTTCGTCTTGGAGGTTGATCCCGCTTGCGGTAACCTCTCCGAAACCTTTTAAGCTTTCTGCAGGGTTAATATATGGCGGGTCAGGGAGGTTCTTGTCGCCGACTTCAAATATTGTACCAAATATATCATACTCAGCACTAGCCTTCACCAATTGAAATGGCTCCATGGTAAATGAAAAACTAGTTATAGCTGCATTCCAAAATCTATATGAACCAATCCGACCAATAGGAATAAAACCATCACTCATTGATTTACTTATATCAAAAATAGATTTAATTGGATTGAAGTGTTGTTCTGCAATAACAAACTCAAAAGACAGAGAGCCCTTCAGTGGGCCAGTGGGAACTAGATTTGGGTCGTTCACCGTTGCGCCAGCAAGATCTTCGCTGAATCCATTCAGGCGGGTGTCTCTCGCTAGTGATGTGGCGCTAGTCAATGAGGCAGAGGTTGCATAAATTTGTTGGTCGCCGAGTTCAATCAAGCACCTGTTGAAATTTGTAAACTCACTCACTTGCAAGCCCTCCGAGTACGCTCTCGTCGGAGTTCGCTTGCGCAGCCTCGTTATCAAAAGTCCCTGCAGTTACGTCGTCGGGATACAAATATGAAGTGCCCTCGTGTTGATCGGGCGTCTTAGGATCTGTCTCGTAACCAATAAATGTTAAGCTCACGGTGGTATCGTCGCCAGTGGCGGAAGCCTGAGAGACAGAAGACATCTTGGCGCGTGTGGCGGAATAAGAGTTAATGACAATCCACACTTCTTTCCAGCGCGTGCTATCGGGAGGTGGGACTCCAGAGCCAGTACCTCCGATCCTTTCCCAATTCTTCCCCAAGTGCTTCACTTGGTCTCCGTCACTATAACTAGTCCCAGACTCATAACTGTCAAACTCAGGAGCGGATCCTTCCATAGACTGAGGATCATATATCTTAATATCCAAATCAGCAACAGACGTATTTATAGAATCATAATCCATTAACTCCCTCATTTGTAGAATATTATAATCTTCTTGAGCTATAGTAAAGTCGAATTTTGTTTCAATGGGATAAGTAATTTGTGTGTCGTGTGCCTCATACCATTTTAGTGAGTCAATATGCTCCTTATTTAAAGCATATAAAGCATCGACATTGAGTGTTCTATCATAATTGAATCCTAATATGCTATAATTGTTTGTCCCTATGGTTATTCTGATGCTTCCCTGAGTGGGAATGATGTACTCTCTGTCGACTGCATCCACCTTGACCCTGTCGTATGCCGCCAAAGATTCCTCCATGGTTGGGGGTTCAGAATAGACAATCGTAGCCGTTCCTGTGCCTGAGCCTGCTCCAGTAGCTGTAAATACTGTGCCAACGTTATTGTCTGCGGCGCCCGGAAAGTTGGTGGTTCCGCTGGAGGTTATTTTATACGTAAGTCCAGAGACAAAGCTTCCAGCAGTGATGTCGACGTCAGTTATGGCAGGTATGCCCCCGCCGAAGTTGCCGTAGATTTTGATAGTGTTTTCAATCGTGGGGACTTCACCTATATTACAGGCAACCTTCCTAGAGATCACCCTTCCTTTAGTAAAGCCAGATTGAAGAACTCCCTCCCCTAAGGCAAACCCTCCTGAAATATCTCTTGTGTCGCTAATGTCTGCGAGCAGATCCTCACCAATCATGTAGCGGGTAATATTAAATTCCCCCTCAACAGGACCACTGATAAAACTATCTACATAGCCTATGCCGGCCAAATAAAGAGGGGTAACATCCGACCCGTAAGAAACACTAACCGAACTTATGCCAGAGATAATCTGGTTGTCGACAATAAATTCCTGTTCATAACTTGAGAAGCTCATCTTACGCGCCGTCGTCTAACAGCCCTCCAGGTCGGCTCTCCTCCTTAATTACAGTGATGACTTGATCCTTGATTCTTGAGGAGAACTTATCCATTTTATCTTCTCCGCCATCTCCAGACTTCTCGTCGTCACCACCGCTGGATTCGCCGCCGGACTTATCGACGTTGACGGTTATAGAGACATTGTTTGTGCTTGCGCCACCCAAGCTTCCGCCGGGGTCACTGCTGGCATTGGTAACGATGCCTCCCTTGTTGAATCTGCCGGCGTTAATTTTATCCAAGGCGGGCACGCCCATTTTTCTTGCGGCGTCGGCCCTTATTACGTACTCGCCCTCTGAAAGCATGGTGGGAATTTGGTCGATGCCGGATTGCCCTACGATCTTGCCGCCGGTTGCTTTCCTAAGGGGGTTTATTTTTCTACCCGTATCCTTTATGAACTCCTTGAGTTTTTTTGTGGCCTCCGTCGCCTTTTCGCCAACGCTGCCTTTTTTCCAGGGAGAATTAGCCCATGTTGAGAGTCTGCCTCGCTTTTCTCTGCTTGAAAAGTTAAAGCTGCCATCATCATGTTGCCAGTCTTGCATCTTTGGTCCGATTATGGAGTCCTGCAATCCCGCGTATTTCTCAAGGCCAGATCGATGCATGTACCCGTGATCCTTTTTTCCGCCTAAAAATCCGGAGCTCTGCTCGAAGCCTAGTATGTTTTGTCCGGGCAGCGAGGGGCCTTGCAATTTCGATTCCGCCGCAAGCCTTGCCCCCGCATCACTCCCCATCTTAAACATGCTTCCATCAGGAGATACCTTAGCTAGCGTCCCGTCGGGCATTTTAACATCCTTGCCAAAGCCCATCGCCATGTCGGCCTTACCGAATGCGCCGCTCGACTCCAGCTTGGCTCCCAGTTTTTGAGCCCCAAGACTGGCGACAGCAGTGAATAACTGTCGTCCCATTTGAGCTTTCTTTTCTGCTTTTTCTATAAATTTTTGAGTGTTCTCCTGATCTTTCATCCTCAGCTCGCCGACGTGTGTCTGTACGCGCTCATTATTTTGCATGTAATGGGCAGACATGTTCTGGCGTTTCCATGCGCCATCAGTTTCGAAGCGGTCTTTTTCGCGGACCACATGCTTCTCTTCTTCCTTCTTGCCGAATAGTTTGCTTGCCAAGAATCCACCTGCTATACCACCTAGCCCTGCGGCCCAGCTTGGGCCTCCCCCAGCCCTACGCTGGAAGTGGCCTGAGTTTACGGCGTCCATCATGCCGACGCCGTATTTTTTTACGGCCTCCGGACGCATGCGGTACTCCTGATTACTAACCATGGCGAGCCCGCCATCATTGAATCCTACTAGGCCGCCTTTGGCGTACCCCTTTCTTGTCCTCTGTTCTCCGGAGCCAAACAAGGCCATGGTGGCTTGGTCGGCGAAATGGCCCATCATTTTTTGATTAAAAGTATCAAGGAAACTTAGAGCTGCGTCACGTAATACGTCCTTAAGTTTTCCTCCGTTGCGGATGGCGTTCATCATTGCGCTGGACATGCCGTTAGAAAACATTTCCGGAATTTGCGTTCCCATTGTATGACTAAAGGTTTCAACCCTGTCCTGTATTTGGTTCATCCCTCGATTCATTCCCCTACCGAAGGCGCCCTCGCCGCGCTTTTCCTTGTGTTCTATTTCGGCTAGTTTTTTAGCGATCTCATATTCGGCCTCCATTTTAGCCAACACCTCTTTGTGCATATCGCCTTTGAGCCTTAATTTCTCGATGACCTGCGTCAGTCCTTCATCTACATTACTATGAGCCGCCACCTGCTTATTCGTGGTGTCTAAATTTTTAAGCTTTTCTGCGTTTATCTTCCGCTCGTTCTCCAAGTTCTTTCTCGTTGCGTCTATATCCAGAACATGGTCTTGCGCCTTGTAGGACGCCGCCATTTTAGCTACATCCCCCCCACGTTTGGAGGGGAGAATTCTCGCCTCCTTAAAAAGCCTTGACTCTTCGTCAGTGAAACCCTTTTCCCACATATTAAAGTCGCCTCGATCGGGGTGCCCCGACTTCCCCGGCGGAGCCATTCTCCCCTTATAGGTCCACCCACCTCGGTGAGCCCCCTTGGTGCCATCCGGAGCGACAGTTTCTGTATATTCTTGAGCAGAGTCATCCCAATCCCTTCTTCTGTCTCTTGCTATTTTATCCATGGCATCCTTTTGTGTTGTGGTTATTATTTTTCCACCTTGCCCGGGAAGGCCGCCCTCCCACATCTGCTCTTTCCAGCTTGCCCTCCCCATTAAAGTGTTAACGCCCGCCATACCCGGGAGCCCCGGGGTGCGCGTGCCAGCCAGTTGGCCGAGACCCTTGCCGGTTCTAGGATCCGCTTGCATGGTTACTTGGCCGCCCGTATGGTACGGGAGTAGTTTCAGGGCCCCTTCAAGGTTTGCCGCTTTTCCGGAGAGGGGTGCCCGATCGGCAGCGTAGCTGTCAGCCTCATCTTGGATCATTTTCTTTTTCAATTTATCCTTAAAGCCCATAAGGTAGTCGGCCTTAGCCTGGGAGGATTCAAGCTTTTGATATTCGTTGATGTCAAAGCCAACATCGCTATCCACAATGCCCCTTAATTCGGGCTGGCTTTTTATAGTGCTCAGCAGGTCCTTGCCGTGCCGAACCTTACTAGACTCTACTGAGTTTTCGTATTGGAGTTTTCTATTTTTTTGGCCGACCCCATATCTCTGAGAGGCGGTACCCCCCTGCATGCGTGCCAGCGCAATATTGCCTTCCCCCATTTTTTGGGTGAGCGCGACAGCCTGCTTCAATAATTCAACCTCCTCCTTCAGGGCGGTGTTTTCGTCGAAACGTTTCATTCTGGTTTTTAACTGAAGCCGTGTCTGGAGCACAAGATTGATCTCTTTACTATTCTCGAGCTGCTTCTCCGACGCGTCGAGGGAGTTATGAGCGCCCTTCGTTATTAGTATTTGCTTATTCTCAAGATCTCTCATCACTCCAACTCTTTTCGAGTCGTTCGTGATTATTTTATTTAAAATTTCGTGCAGTTCTTGAGCGCTAAGAGCCTCCATTGCGCGCAAAAGATCCTGATCCTCAAGAGCTGTATCCCCGGTAGACTGAATACCTAATGCCCCCATGAGGTTGGTGCGCTGCTCACCCCTGTCCTCTAGAGCGATAGAGAGTAGCCCCTTCTTTCTGTCGGACTCCGCTTTTAGTATTGTTGTGGTATGTTTATCGCCCGCTTTTCGCATTCCCATATTGTAATCACGCCAGACTTTAGAGGTTTCACTGGTGAGCCCGTCCCATATAGCCCGAGTCTTATCCACTCTTTGGGTGTATTTTCGGGTGGCATCAGCAAGAGCTTGTGTTTTTGACATCACATTCACATCCACGCGATGGTGGGCGTCTTGTTTTCTTGCTATAAATGCACTTTGCTTGTCGCCGGTCATTTTCGCAACGCCCCCCTGCATAGAGGCAGTTTCCATTTGGTTTGCCAGCTCCATTAGTTGAGAGAGTGACGTGTCATCTGATCCCGCCATGGCAACAAGCTCCGCGAAACCAAGAGTTTTCTTTCCACCAACCTTCGACCAAGTATCGCCCGCTTTCTCCTTAGCATCTAGCGCATCGTATTCCGACTGGGAAATCTCCTGACCCTTACCGCCTTTTTTACCGCTTTTAATCCAAGAAGTTGTGTCGTATTCCTTTGGCGCAGAACTAGGGTCTACAGAAGCTTCTATCCATGAGACCAATGCGTCCTGATATTTTTTCCTGACCGCACCTTCCGTATTTTGTCCTTCCCCTTTGAGCGCTTCTTTTGCGGCTTCATATAGCAGCCCCGCCCCTCCGCCTGATTCGGCTCCTTTATGCAATTGCTCCGCGAGCATTGGGTTGGCACCGACCCGCGACCCACCAAGGCTAGCAATCATACTTAGCCTATTCGCATTGGGGCCTCCCCTCCAGTCAGCACCCAGCACATCTTTCATTTGGGTAGCGCTGAAGCCGCCAGAGTCCTGTTGCATTCGTTGCCAAATTCTTTGCTCTTCCGGGGCTCTGTCTATGGCTCCGCCCGGCATTTTCATTGCTCGAAATTGAGCAAAGGTGACTCCCATTTCTTCTTTATAATCTGTTGGCGCCGAGTCGTCAGTGAATTCTTCATTACCCGTAAACTCTACGACCATTTGGTCGCTGCCTGCTAAACGCTTCCTGCTCTCGAACGTGCCGTCGCCCTTGATATCGCCCCTCTTCGGACCAATACGGGTGATTGGGGTAAACCCGCCATCCTTAATGCCAAGATCATCGTATAGACGTTGGCCACGCGTATCTTTCCAATTCTGGGCGGCATCGCCTTTTCTGCCAAGATTTCTAGCCTTAAGCTCAGTGTCCCCCTCCAGAGCCAAGGCATTCCAGGCCTTAAAATATTTTTCCGTGAACACAACGGGATCAGTAAACTTCCTCTCGGTTGATCCGCCCAGGGTGTCCGAACCTTTCCACCGATCCGAAAGGGAGGATATGTTTTCCTGGGAGAGCAACCCCGCAGCAAGTCCGGACTTTCGTGAGAATTCGGCAGCTTCGGCGGCTTCTCGTGCGACAACTTGAGCTTTGGCAAGCTTCCTAGCGGCCTCTTCAGCCTTATTGAATCCGTCAAGCACCCCATAGACTCCTCCGGCCAACGCTCCTACTGCCGTACCCCAAGGGCCGAACATCATACCCATCGAGGCTCCCGTGGAGGCCATGCCCACTCCTCCCGCGATACCCTGCATGGACTTACTCGTCTCGAAGCCTTCCATGCCCTGCATCTGTCCAACTGCCATTTGGGCTCCCATCATTGCGGTCATCCCCAGCATTCCTCTCCGTTGTTGAGAGGCTTGAGCCTTCTGGATTTTCTTTGTGGCTTGAGCGGACTTCTTTTCTGCTTTGGTTAACGCATCCGTTGCATCAGTATTTTTCTTGGTAGCGTTGGCGTTCGTTTGCTTTTGCTTCTTCACCGCTTCCAACGCTTGGGTTAGTTTTTTCTCTGCGGCAAGATGCCTAGTAGACCCCTTTTTCTTTTTGCCGACCTCGTTAGCGTACGCCTTCTCTTCCCTTCTTAATCTTGTAACTTCCTTTTTGAGTTTTTTTTCTTCGGCGGCGCCTTCCTCCTTTGCCTTCGCTGCCTCTGTGACCTCATCTTTATACTTTGACACCTCCTCAGCTGCCTCCTCAGCTTCCTTACCAAGCCGGTCTACTTTTTTCTGCGGATCCACGAACTCCACCACCCCGCTGAGCTTCGAGTAATTCGGCACAATTCCAGTAGCACCAAGTACATCACGCAATCCGTTGGGTTCGTCATCTGTATTGGTGACGCCGAGCCCAGCAGGGTTGGAGCTCCCGACTAATTTTCTATGTGACCCAACTCTAATTTTAGAAACAGGAACGCCGGCGCTCATTTCTCTCCCGACGGCATCACTTAATGGGTCGGCAAAGTTGGGAACAAAGCCCCCAGCGAAACCCATGGGAAATAGTGACGACATCGGTACGGGCTTATCCTTATAGAATCCTCCCGAGTCCCTTTTGATACCTAGTTTTTTTAAGCTTGAATTAAGTTTTTTTGTATCTCCTTTTCTATATAAATGAGTACCCTTGCTTCCCTTTGGTAGCTGGCCCCACTTCGAGAAGCCCAGGGGAACAGATCCCTTCATATCCGCAACATCTTGTTCTAGATAATTAGGGTTAAGAGTGCCCATTACTTTCATTATAGGAATGTCCTCCCTTTGTCTCATTCGGTCAATTAACGCTTTAGCCTTGACCATTATACTAGGTACCCTATGCCCAACGACCGTGCCGGTGTTTAAAATTTGGTAAGGCTTGCCGCTCTTTGCAGCGCTCCTGATCGCCCTGATATGTTTTCGCATTTGCGCTGGCCCGCCGCCGGGTTGAAAGGTTACGTTCCGAGTCTTCATGCCTCCCTCAAAGGATTCTCCGTCGTCTCCGGTTATGACGTGTTCAGCAATGTCTACTGCGGCCATTGCTTCGTCAGCCATATAATCCTCGAATGAGTCAGGTTGGCCCCATTGTCCGTACTCCCCATTCTGAACGCTCCATTCGGAGGGCTCATGCCAGCCGGCGAGACCTCGAAGTTCCCCCTGCTTCGACGGAGACGCTTTATTGAAATCGGACATGCTCGTAATATCAAGGCCCCCATACCTACCTCGGTGAGCTAAATATTTTTCAAGTGATGCAAAGTTGGGAACAAAGCCGGCCCCCTTAATTGACGACAGGTCTTTAAGCTTTCCACTTACGGCTGTACCTTGGCCGGCTTCGGGTTTTCCGTAAAGGGGCTTGCCATCACTACCGAAATATATCCCGCCATCCCGGTTTTTCTCCCCAACGAAGTCAGGGTGCCTGCGGTAGATCATTTCCTTTGCAATTTTGTTGGCCATGCTTTTCTTAGTTTCGTCATTTGCCTGAGTCTTATAGTCTCCAATATCCGCTATTGGGCCTGGGTCAAAAAGCGTGGATATAATGCTGTTGCTCTTTATATCCCTTACGTCGAAGTCACCGCCGACCTCCGAAATACTGCCACCGGCATGTTTGAATTTTCCAGGAGCCCCGTCGGGGTCTGAATCTGGAAGCCTTGTAGATATGGAAGCCTCGAATATGGCTCCGACTAAACCGGATAGCGCGCCAAGAGCGCCGCTCCCACCCTTTTTTAACGCCGCCTCCATGAGCTTGGGGGTGGTCGGGTCGGCGTCCCCAAGGTTTAGTTTGTTGGAAAAGTTAACCGCATACGGCACGGTTGATTTGAGCAAATCTTCTTGAATTATTTCTAAATTGTCTTTTTCTGAATCCTCTGCAGAAGGAATATTCGCGCGCTTGAAGCCCGAGATACTGAATTTTATCTTAGGCAGAACTCCGTCGGCGTTCGCGGCTCTACCGTAAATTTCCTTAAGCTTTCCTCCGGGGTATAATGAGGCGTGTGCCTTTCCGCCGCCTTTTAATGCTAGCAATGTAAATAAACGGCTGGCGTCAAACTCCTTAATTCCCTTCTTGTCTTTGGCTGCTCGCATTTGACCCGCTTGCCCGCGCTGGTATTGCGTGGCAGGAATAGCGATTGCACTTGATTTCATGTTGTATTGAGCGAGCGTTTTTATGTCGTCGGGCAAATCTTTTCTGTATTTCCACCCCTGAGGGTTGCGCCCGCCCCTTATCATTTCTATTGCCTGAGATGTACCAATTTTTGCAAAATTCGGAACATACCCTCCTCCCGCCATGTATGGGTCAAAACCGTGAGTGCCATAGAATTCCTTTGTATAATTATCTTTCGCCTTACCTCCTGGAGGCATAATTGCGGGCTGCGTCAGCCCTGGAAATTTCTTAACCCTTTCAGCGGTGTTATATACAACGCTCCCGACGCCGGGCATCCTCATTGTGCGTACTGCTCCGGGGGCATATCCGCCCTTTCTAGCCTCAGCCTTTTCATCATCTGCGGCTGCGTAATTCGGGATAAAACCTGACGCGCCACGTCCCCCACTCCTCATGGACAGGCCGGGTCCGATACCTTGTCGCATCATGACGGGAGCCATGCTCTTAGTCAGGGCCGCAAGTCGGCTAGCCTCTTGGGTTTGCTGCTGAATGAGCTGGAGAATAGTTCGCTCCTTCTGTTCTCGGCTTATGTCTGTCCGCAGCATTTCCTTTTGTAGCCCTGCATTTTGAGTAAGAACCTGCATTAAGCTTTGCTCAATGTTTCGTCTTGCATTAGCGGTTTTATTAATATTCAGAAGACTGCCCAAGCTTTGCTGGGCATATTTAACGGCATTAACAAATAGTTTTCCTGCGACAGCAGCGAACATCACCAAACCCGGACCAGTCAAGATGTTGCCCACGCCCCTCAAGAGACCCTGAGCGAATTTATTTCCTTCCTGTTCCCCGTCGCCAAGTATTCCGCCTAGCCCTTCGGCCATACCTTTGATTCCATCTAAAACCTTATTTATGCCTGGAGCAAGAGCGATATCTCCTATTTTTTTTGCGAGCTCCTGGATGGCCACTCCCGTTTCAGTTGCAAGAGCAGACATGGTTTGCCTGAGTTGCTCATTCTTTCTGTTAGATTCATCTGTTGCGCCTGCAGCTATCGCAGTGGCTTGGGCGGTTACGCTGTTTGTTTTTCCCAAGTCTGCCAAGGCGGCTTTTAAAATGTTGATCTGGAATACGCCTGCGACGTTTTGTGAGATGTAGGCTCTTTGAGCGTCCGTTAGGGTGTCGTATGTATTGGCCAGGCTCTGCATGATTTTCATGGCAGGTAAAGTTTTGCCTTGCAGATCACGGACGGCAATACCAAGATTCTCCAGCTCTGCCAGCGTAGAACTACGCCGGACCCTAGTAAAGATTGTCTTAAAGGCGTTACCGATAACTGCGCCACCGCGAGCGGTTCTTTCTTGAGCTGCCGTCACCAATCCGATAAGCTGATTGATATCAACCCCTGCGCTCCTGGCGGATTGCCCTGCTCGCGCTATTGCTTGGGCGAAGTCTTCCGCGCTAACCGCGAACTTAACATCTACGGCGGCGAATTTACTTACCAGGGCTGTTGAGTCTGCTATTTCCCCCTTAAACGTATTCATCGCGGCAGTCAAAGATTTCACTGAATCCGCAGCCTTCATCCCGGTCAGTCTCGTTAGGATAAGGGCGTCCTTTGTTCGCTTGAGGGTTTCGTTAACAGAAAGACCCTGCCTCGCAAATTCCGTGGCAGCTTCCGACGCAGCCCTGAATCCGGCTCCCGTTTCGGCGGCGACCTTCATTAACCCTCCGCCGAATTTATCAAGTTGGCCAGTGGTCAGCCCCATAACGACATTAATATCGGTTAGGTTTTTCTCCACCTCCATAGTAGCTTGAACCAATCCCTTGAACGCTCCGGCAACAGCATTAATAACCCCCACGGAAGCCCCGAAGGCAAGAACACGAGCATTAGAAGCCTCAAGGGATTTAGTAAATTCGTCGGCGCCGCGCTTCATGTTACCCAGCGGCTGAGTAACCCCCTTATCGTCAATTCGAATCTTAAGTCTTCCCGACCTGTTAATTCTGTCTACGGCAGCGTGAACATCCCTGACCAAAGGATCCGTGTTAGCGTGGACGTTTACATTAATGCTCATACCTTATACCCTGACAAGGTATTACACCTAAATTATACTAGCCAGCCCCGGAAAGCTTCATCATGTCTTGCATGCTTAGAGATCCGCCCTTTTTCTTTGCTTCCTCATGCAGGCTAACACCCTGGTTGGGCTTAGTCATGCCGAGGTATTCATAATCCTCGTCTGTTGCCCCAATCAGCGTTGCCCCGTCGGCGTCCTCAAACCTGCTCTTCATTTTTTCTTTCTCTTCTTCAGATATACTACCATAATCCAATAAAGCCTTTGGATCTTTTTTAATTTTCTCTGGAATGTTTTGATTATTTTCGTATATACTTTTAAAGATTCGGGTATACACGATCATTCTTATTTGATTATATGTTAGCTTGCAAAACGGGACACCGTAAAACTGCATACTGTCATCAGAGAAGCCCAAGTAAGGTTGGTAAAACTCCTCTAATACTAAATACTGTATAGACTCCTCGGTAAAAGAATTAAAAATATCATTATATAAATTAACAAGAGATGAGACATATGCTTGATCTAGTTCATCATATTCTTCTTCAGTATATAGAGGAACCTCTCCGGCCTTATCTTTTTGAAAGCTGCGGAGGATGTAGAAGTCATGAGTTCTTTGTTCCGCGTATTTTTCACAAGTATTGCCGAGTAAATCCAGTCGCTGTTGTTTCTTCTTATTAAGCTTGTCGAGTTCCCTTTCGATAATTTTATTCTGCTGATCCTGAGCAGACTTAAGGACTAGGTTCTTCTTGGATTCCTCCATAGTGTTAATGAATCTCTCTTGGCGCTCAACTTCCTCTTCGTCTTTCTCTGTCCAATCTCCCCCTTCACACAATATCTCTAACATCTCGTCCTCCGTGGGGAGCCCTCGGTCTTGGGCGATTTTTTCATATAGCTCGGTAATGTCTTCGAGCTCCACCTGGTCGTGGGGAGTCAGGTGCTTGATATATATCAAAGCTCCGTTGTGTTCGGTGGTGGAAAAACCTCGAACAATATCCCTAAATGCCTTACGGTAATTGGTGGTGGACACTAGACGTTTCCTTCATCTATGTCCTTTTGTAGAGTCTCAAAGTCTTCGTCGGTAACGGCTCCGGCGCTGTAGTACCAAAAACTAATATAGGTTGCGAGCCTTGAGGATATAATATCATAGAGCTCACTACCTTCTTCCTCAAGCCTGTAGTATTCATCGATTTTATCCTGAAAGGTATCGCCCTTAAAAATGGGCTCGGTATCCTCTTCGTTATCCCTGCGGAGGTAGCTCAGGTTTAAGAGGTACCAGGTCACGGCTTTATTTTGGGCGCGTGAATCCGCTGTGTGGTTGAATAAAGATGCGTAATTGGTTTCCATATCAACTATATCCTTGCGGGTCTCCCCGAGTTTGCCGGATAATTTTTTAATTTTCTCCTTGTCCTTATCGGTTTTCTTAACCTTAGTGGTTAACCTCGTAAGGTCATTACTGATTTCCCCGAATTTCATATAGAGCCTAGTGAGTGCAGACGCATCCTCTTCAGCCATAAGCCCACCGCTGTCAGAATATTTTTTAGACAACATCGCCTTAGTGAGAATTCCTTGTTTAATGCATCTACTCATCTCGATACTATATTCAAGCTCTGCTTCTTCCATTTCCCTACGGTTCGGCTGCTTAATAATTACTCGATAAGGGACGGGCTCCTCGACCTCCTTGGTGACCTCAACTTCTTCAGTCGTTCCGTCTTCGTTCTTTCGCTCCTCGGTTTCAGTGACCTTAACCTTCTCAACCTTATCTACCGTAAAACTATATACCTCCCGCATTTTGACGGGGGCGTCGGTATCCTCTTTTTCTAAAACATCAGTTGCCATATACTTATTCCTTTCTTTATTATAGTTACTTAAAGACAAAATCTATAGTGAAATTCTCAAACCCACCCTCGATATTCCTAATGGCCTCATTGCCAATGTCCAGGGTGCGCTTTCGAAGGTGCTGAACCTTTTCTTGATCAAAATAATTGGCTTGATCAATGAGCGGGGAGTATTCCTTTGGAAGGTTCCTTTTTAATTTGCCAAAATTAATTTCGTGCTCCTTTTGTAGGTCTTCCAACATAACAAGGAAACCCTTAAAAAGAGTAACCGTATTCCGCTCGCAGTGTTTGCGAAAAATATCCTCTGCCTCCATAACCTTATTCCTTATTTAACAATACACAATATTATTTAGTGTAGAATAATATATGTCAAGTTTTCTTTCCGATGCAGCTAAATCAATAATAGCAAGCCAATTCAACAACCTGCACGATACGTTCTCCAGGGACATCGTTGTATATAAGGAAGCTCAGAAGGTTGTGATTAGTACTGACCCCAATTATAATTATATCTACAACCAGACGAGCGAGAGCACTTCTAGCGTTACCAATGTGCCGCAAAAGCAGGTCTTCAAGGCTCGCATTCGTTACGATGACAACAGGGATACAGAATACTTTGGTGAATTTGGGACATCAACAAAAATCTCTAGAGTAGATTCCGGAAGTAGGGTGAGGATTAAATTAAAAAAGGTAGATTACGATTACATCAGAGATGCAAAGCGCATTGAATTCGACGGCAGAATGTTTTTAGTAGATTCCGACCCAAGGCCGCACGGATTGTTTGACGTTGATTTTTATACGCTCTATCTTAAACCAGTAGAAACACAATGATTCGAGACAGGGCATTGAAGCAATCACTACAGGTGGCCTTACTCAAAGACCGCAAGGTCGTTCGGGCGATGGACGCAAAAGCTCAAGATTTTTTCGAGCGAGCAAAATCAGAGATGCTCGAGGAATTCGACAATCACCCCATCACTAGAGATCTTAACAACGAGGGAGACGCAGGCCTAGTAAGCAGGGGAAGCCTTTTTGGTTTCCTGGGATTTGAAGACGGAGATCGACCCACAGAGGAATTAAGAGAGGTCCTGGAGCGAGGGTGCAAGATTAAATTTTTCAAAGAAAATCTCAAAGGAGGCGTTCGCCAATACTCAGCTGAAATACCAACAAGGTCGCAGCTTTTCAGGGCAACACCCCTAAGATGGGCTCGCGGCAGGAGCTGGCTAAAGAGCATAGAGCACGGCATTTCAGGGATGGGGCAATACATGAATATCGATACTGCGTCAAGCAGGTCAGGAGAAGGGATACAAGTAAAAGGCAACGTAGGCGGCAGGTTTAGAAACTCCTCGTATATATCTATTATATTAAACAACTTTAAGAAAAAACTACAAAGCAGAGGTATTAGATTTTAATGAAACCACAATTCCAGCACGAAATCACAACCAGCTTCACCCTTTGGCTTGATAATTATTTATTAAAAAGAGGAGAAGCATATCAGAACAAGTCTGGAGCGTTAAGCTATCTTGAAGACTCAAGGTTGGGGCCAGGGCTCAACGGCTTCTCTAGCCCCTACAAACAATGGGTCTACGATGAAAGTATTTCGGGGGCTCAGATTCCCGACAGCGTAATGATCGACGGGTCGTCGGTATCTCGAAATGACGGCTCAGGAGCCGATCCACAACTTATAATAGATCACCAAAACGGCAGAGTAATAACAACAGCAGCAACAACCTCCACCATAACGGCGAATTATTCTGTAAAAGATTTCAATATATATGTAACAAATGAAACAGAAGAAAATTTAATTATTGAATCAAAATTTGAAGTTAATAGTCGATTTAAGGCCGAGGAAATTCCCATCCCCCCGTACGCGCACGTGACGCCCGCGATCTTTATTAATAATGCACGCAATTTCAACGACCCATTCAGCTTTGGAGGGCAAGACCAGACAATGACAGACATACGATGCGTAATTATGGCAGAGAACATTTATCAGCTAGACGGCATATTATCCATTTTCAATGATTCCAATAAAGAGTGTTTCGCTGCGCTTAGCTTTGAGGACTACCCCGTTACCGAGTTTGGTGACGCTCCAGATTTTAATTATAAAACACTTTCCGATGCACGCCTTACATCAAATCCGGCGGCGTTGCATTACATCGACAGGGTAGATGTTTCCAAGCTCAGCGACAGAATTACAAAGAAAATTGACCCCAACACTTTTATAGGATTTATCGACTTCGAAGTGGTAACATATAGATATCCAAGAATTTAAAGTTCTCATTTTTTTAAAAAGAATGTAATAACAAAGGAATCCAAGAATAAAGGAGACAAACTATGGCAACTAGAAACAGAGTAATTTATCAGAGTGAAGCATTATATGTTGGGCAGCCCCTGGCTACCGGCTATCATGCGTCGGCGCTAAATGCGTCTTATGAAAGCGGAGAACGCGTAGGATTGTTGGGCGTACCATTGACAAACGATGAGAACGTAATACCTAACCCAGAAGCAAACAAGCTTGTTTTAGTAAACAAGCCAATAGACAAGACGCCAGCCGTATGGTCAGGAGGTCAGACTTACACCAAGGGGACAATACTCTCACAGGACGAGAAGCTCGGCGGCGAGGATATGACATACTATTTTGAAGTGACAGAAGACCACACTAGCGATGCGAGTAAGCCTCCGCTGATTGGACTGGAAGATCTCCACGATGACGGCAATTGGTACTTCAGAAAGGGAGCCAGACAACTCCAAAGGGTACAAAGCGCAAATTATAGCTTCACAATTAACCGACAAGACGTTAACCAGTTCGGCCAACTCAGTAGGATAGATTCAGTTGCCATTGATCCCCCTACTGTTTCTTTAGACTTTTCCTATTACCTCTCTACAGGCGCAAACGAAGCGCTCCTTGGATTCAATGTATCGACATTGGCGAAGCTTGAAGACAAGTCGGCCACCAATTTTATTAAAACCGACTCAGCTTCGGAAAACGAAGGGGGAAGAAACTTCTTTATCCTTACGACTCCACAGGGCACGGATGCCATCGGAAATTCAGCATTTGATAACATAGACGGGGACGACGACCCCGGAGGAGCCTCTAAGGTTTCAACAATTGCGCTCGGCAATGGGTACGTTACCAACTACGGAATTGAGGCTTCCGTTGGCGGGATGCCAACAGCTTCCGTGACCGTTGAGGGCCTTAACCTTAGGTCTGACAGCGGATTTCACAATGTTCCACTGCCTGCGGTGAACAATGAGCGGGGAACTCCCGTTAATGGTTCCAGCAAGGGCAGTGACGAGAATAGGGAGCAGGGAGGACTAACCTTTACCTTACCAACACCAGTGAGCGGCGTCTTGAACGAAGCAGCGGCTGACAGTACAGATGAAGACGGAGACGATCATTCAGGCCAAGCAGATGGATGGTCATGCTTGCGACCAGGTGACATTGAAATGCACTTGGGGGCAGCGGGCGCAGCGGGAGTTATGAATACGCTCCCCGGAGAAGATCCTCCGACGGACCATACATCAGGCGCCTGTCATGTACAAAGCTTTAGCATTGATGTTCCCATGGGTAGAACGCCCATCCAAAGACTTGGAACTCCTTATGCATATTCTAGACCGCTCGACTTTCCGCTTACAGTTTCTGTCTCGGTTAGTGCGATTGTCTCCGACCTTAAGGCGGGCAATGTAGCGGACCAACTATTTGATCATGAGAATCATGATCTCCACTTTATCTTAAGAGAGCCTACCCCAGATGGAACCGGCCCCGTAGCAATGGCATTTTATGTCAGAGGAGCACAACTAGAAGGGGAAGCCTTCAGTTCTTCAATTGGGGACAATAAATCAGTGGACATTACGTTCTCCTGTCAAGTCGGAGGTCCAGAGGATACGGCTAGAGGACTTATGGTTGCGGGATCTCGTGGAGCAGTAGCAGCTGACTTCCTTACAGACTTCGCCCCGTTTATTGCAGATGGTAAATGGAAGTAGTAACGCTTAGAAATTAGGTAGTAATATATCGTACGTTATATAATTAACTCCGTTCTCGTTAAGAGTACTCTTCCTGCTCGCCGGGTCGAAATTAATTTCAGCCCAAGGTCCTTGAGCAGATATTGTTGAGACTCTTACAGCAGACACATACGCGTTTGCGTAGGCGGTAGACAGAAAAAACGCGGTAAATACTCTACCTACTATCGCTTCATGAAGACCGACTGGCGGTAGTCCATCGACTAACTCGACAGTCCTAGTCGTGTTCTGGTTATCGCCCGAGTATCGATGGTAATCATAGTTAATATACAATGGGCCGTTAAACCCGCCCATAAAAGCCCTAACGATATCCATGCCGCCTGTAGTGGTGACTTCAAATACAAATGAGGCGCCAATCTGAGCAAAGTCGTCGATAGTCGCCGAATGTGCTTCCGCGTTCAGTCTGGCGCCCTTGATTTTCCACGTGGCGCGCTTCCTTTTGTCCGACAGAGAAGTTCTATCGTATAAAATAACTTCTACATCGTAATCAACATCGTCGTTGAAAATGTTTTCGATTGAGCCCTTCTGGGCGAACTCCCTTAGCGTGGCGCTTATTTGAAGGGTTCCCAGTATAGGGAATTGAATCTTTCTGTCCTTCATGTAGTTCGAGCCGAATGCATTAATGTCCTTGCGTTCTATGTCCAGCGAGATTTGCATGTTCTGAATGGACATTCTCTCAAAATTTAGATCTAGAGAATGAAAGCCTTCATCTTCGCCTTGGTTGGGTTTATTATTTGTGAATTTAACCTCGATATCACCCGGCCGCATGACTAGGCTAGGTTCCCCCTCAGAAGTGGATTCGAATGCGTCTGTTAGGTCCGGAAGGGCAACAGTTAGCGCGGACCTTGCGCCGTCATTATCAACAGCGGGGCATTTTGGCTTATCGCTGTGCTTATAAATATCAAAAGCCAGATTACTGCAAGCGTAAGTAAGATCACAGGAGGCATAGCTCCCCACTGCTGCGTTCAGGGTATAGTTAGTAAGAAAGCAATTTCCGAATCCTATAAAATCTATATCGTCGAATGCGGAGTCCTTTCTCCCGACTATATCTTCTCTCGCATTGGTGTCTTCGGCCACAACATAAAAATTTACATCCCCTTTGTCGGCTACGGCTGTGGGCCCATAGGTTGCCCAGTTGGGTTTTGCATATAATTTTGAGCCGTTAAATATGCCGGCAGAGTATTTCGCCTGCTCATTTGAGTCGGCCAAAGCCTCCCATGCGTCTCCGGTTATTCTGGTATAGGTAATGTCTTCCCATTTGTTGCTAGTCCCAGGCTCGTCTGCACCAACGGTATCTTGCTTCGCTTTCCACGCTTTAGTTAAGTGTTTGACGGTATCATTTGCGGAATAGGCTTGCGAGACCCACGGATTAAGATATAGAGATTCGTTTTTGACATAAGATACGTTCAATCCCATCGCCTCCTCATTACCTCCTGTAAAAAAGAAATAACTAAAACTCAACTCAACTTGCGGCTGAGTTATAATCGGAACTCTTGAGGTTGCGGGAGCAACGAGGGTGCCGCCGTCATATATAGCAGGAGATTTGTCTTTTATATATTCATGAGACCCGATTTCCTTTAATTGCTGGGCGCCATAGTCAAAAGAATAAGAAATATTTTGAATTCTTTTCAAGAGTTCTGGCGTTATCGTCCCAGCATCCTTGAATGCCGGAGCCCCATCAACAAACATAGCCATACGTTCATAGCTTAAATGAAACCGATTACCTTGTGCCATACTCCTACTTACACTAACAAAAAAATCTTCATGCCGTTTTTTATGTGTATAATATAGAGAACTTTAGTTCCCCAATCGTTATGCCAAATAGTAGAATTTCAGATTTAGACGAAAAGACCTCTTTACTTTCAGACGGCGCTTCACAAAACGCAGATGATGCAGCCATGCTCCTGCTAGCCAGGTCTAAGGTAAAAAATGAGACAATACAGTATAAAAATTTCAAGACCTCCATCTTGGATCATTCGGTACTTATTACCGGAACACAGTCCATAGGTGGAGCAAAAACCTTTGAGGATAATGCGGTCTTTGAATCGGATGTCAGCATAGACGGACATTTAACAGTTAAAGGTGATATATTTAATTTAAAATTTGAGGCAGGCACGGCCCCAGACAATCCAAACTTAAGCCCCTGGTCTGCTGCCGTATACAATACAAATGACGAGGTCACCCACGCAGGAAAAGTCTGGAAGGCTTCAGCAGCGACTCGAGCGGATGACCAGCCCGGGGTTGCGAGTGTTGCGGCGGCGGGACAAGTAACCGTCGCTCAGTATAACCTAATAGTTAATAACGACAGTATAGCGCTTGTTGACGCAGCTTCAAATGTGGTCAATTTTGTCGAAGGAACAGATTGGACCATTGGGGGAACAAACGACGCAACAGCAACGAATATTGCTACTGCAATTAATGCTCATGCTGCGTTCGCAGCCACATCAGATGGCGCCAATGTTAATATTGCTCAGGTTACGGCAGGAGTTACAGGAAATACAGTTATCACGCTTTACGCGGACGCTTCGGCGTGGAGTAAAACTGACTTTACAGGCGGCGCCGGGAGCGCAGTTTCCCCCTGGATAGATAATACCCTCCACGACGTAGACCAATATCTCACACAATTTGATTCCAATTTACATGTAGGAGCCGAAAGTGTTTCCTTTGCGGGGCAACCCAAGGGAACAATAATAGTAGACGGGAAGTCTTTTCTCAAAAATGACCTCAAGTCAGAGAAAGACACCTTTCTTGTTGGCAAGCTAAGCGTTAATACAGAAGACCAAACCGAACAGGTAACCATTGATGGCCATGTCTCCATATCCGATACGAGTGCATTAAAAACCACTACCGCCGACTTAATTTGGGGAGATGGTACAGACACGAAAGTTGGAACCGGAGCAGGATTAATTGTCAATGCGAACAAAGACCTTACGATAGGGAGAAACCTTACTGTAAAAGGAGACACTTCACTTGACTCTAGTCTTGTAGTTGCGGATCAGCTTAATGTAAATCAAAAAAGTTATTTAGTGGGCGACTGCGAAATGAGTTCAGATCTCCAGGTCGACGGAGAGGTTAACGTAGATTCAGCTCTTTACGCCAATGACGAGCTTCAGGTTTCCGAGAATACAGGCCTAGGTGGCACACTTATAGTGGACGGTGTCGCAACCTTCAAAGAAGATGTTACCATACAAAAGAACTTGACGGTTAAAGGTGATATTTTTAATATTAAATTCCAAGAAGGAGTTTCTCCCGACGGGCTGACAGCTTGGAGCAACGCTGCACCATACGCTCAGGGTGCCGAGGTCAAGTGGCCGGACGACGGCTCTGCAAAGGCGTGGAAGGCTTCAGGCCCCACCCTTACCTCCGATGAGCCCGGGGTTGCGTCAACCAAGGCTACCACGCAACTTACAATTGCCCAGCCAAACAATTTAGTATCGGGAGATACAATTCAGTTTGGTGGCGCCACTTTCACGGCCGTGGCAGGTACGAATAGTTTCGCTATAGGCGCAGATGATAGCGCGACTGCAACAAATTTAGCGGCAGAGATTAATGGGCACCCCAACTTTGAGGCAAGCTCCAGCCAGGAAAATGTTAACATCACAACTGCGACGGCAGGGGATACAACGAATCACACGGTCACATTTAATCTTACCAACTCGGGAGCCGTAACGGGGGCAGACTTCTCAGGCGGAACGGGAAGCGCCACGAGTCCCTGGGCAGACAATACCCTTCATAATGTTGATGATTACAAGACATCACTAGACTCCAATTTAATAGTTGAGGGATATTCAGACCTAAAGGGAACCTTAAATGTTGAAGGAGATTCAACCCTAAAGCAGTCCTTGAATGTTTCAGGCCAGTCCACCTTTAATGATGCGGTTTCCATAAAGGCGGATGCGATCATAGGGGAGGGAGTAACCACAGGACTTTCTACATTATCTGTCGGCAGCGCAACTGCGGCAGACAAAAGGGTCATACTAAGCTATGACAACGACAACAATAAGGCCCGATTGAATATTGCAGGCGACGCATCCCCAAAGGGAATAACCATTGAGGATGGCGGAGAGATAGGAATAGGAGTGCTTGCCCCGAGACAATCATTAGATGTAGAAGGATATTTAAGAGTGGGTAAAACTTCCGATTCCAGTTCGATAATATACGGAGGAACCGGAGATGCCTTAATAGGAGAATATACCTCGGCATCGAACAACGATCCTCCGGCGGGGGTTTACATTGCTTCGCAAGACACCGTTCGCGGCGGGGTCCCACTATTCTTAGGCGGCAGTAGCACAACGAAAACAATATTCCCAGGAGGCAGTGTAGGTATTGGAACCAGCGATCCAGACGGAGATCTTCAAGTGGAATCAGATGCCTCTCAAGGAACAAGCTTCTACCTAAATAACACCTCTAGCGGAGGTGCGTTCGATGGCAGCAATTGGAGGTTTTGCTCCGACTCCAACGGGCATTTGGACATTGGCAGGGTTACCTCCTCTTTTACTAAACATTTAACCGTTATACCTAACGGAAACATCGGAATCGGCGCCTCTTTGCCAGAAGAAAATCTTCACATCAAAGAAAGTGCGGACGAAGAGCACGGAATAATTTTAGAAAACAATACCGGAACAAAAAGATTAATCACAGGAACCAAAGGTACCGCAGCGAATAAAGGGCTTGAGTTCAAAAGCTCAGCGTTAGATCAGCTTCAAGGAAACAGTGGGCCGCTTGTTGCGGAAATCCCAGAATATTATTCGGTCACCCTAGAGGGGTTGACATATGTCCTGTTGGCGGATCCAATCCCTGAAGACAATTACGTCAACGGTAAGCCGCTTTACTTCCGGTTGACGGCAGGTGACCCAGACTACATATTTTGGAACTCAGGAACGAACCGCTGGGAAAGAACAGACGGCGGAACCGCCACCTACCCCGGAGTGGGCGCTCAGAGCACAGATAATTGGTCAACAAGCACCGAACTAATTGGCGACTGGAATACGGGGGCGACAACAGGGGTCTCCGCGCTCAATATGCTTTATGGAGAGAACATAGCTAGCCTCCTGAATGTCGGAGACAAAATCCGTGTCATGGGAGAAGAGAAAACGGTAGCGAACTCGTCGCCATCAACCAACCCACACTTTGTCATACTTATGACCATGTTCTCCACTCATTCGATTGAGGCAGTATCTAAAGTTACAGACACAACGGCGGTCACAATCTTAGACTCGGGCAACGTTGGAATAGGCACAACTTCACCAAACTCCAAGCTAGAGATTGAAGGAAACCTACTGCTGACAGACGCAGGAGTAGCAACCTCGCTTGCAAAAATCCAAACATTCAGCTCAAGGTCTAGACTTGCATTGGCAGACGACGCTGGTGGTCTCGCGGAAAAAATAGCCCTAGACACAACACTAGACTCTTTCATTAATGGCGCGGGAAAATTTGGAATCGGAACGCCGACGCCGGGCACTCTACTTGATGTCGCGGGAGACGCAACAGTAAAAGACAACCTAGTACTGGGAACAAGAACTGGGCTAAACGGACACTTCAAAGTTTTTCAGAACGAGAATAGCCCAACAGACCCGAGTGACACACTAGAAATATTAAGTATTGGACATACAGAGGGAGCAACAACCACAAACAATTTTCATATAACCCAAGAAGGCGATGTAGGCATTGGAACCGACGAGCCAGTTTTTCCACTTACAGTCGAGCAGTCTGTAGATAGAAATGAAGGATTAAGGATTCATGCCGCCGGAGGCGTTGATCCGAACGGACTACCTAATTACGATGCGTTAATCGCGTATTATGACGACGAAGACACGGATTCACCGACCTATGTTCAATACGACGGAAAATCGTGGAGAAAGAATGGAAGTCAAGACGGCGACAGCACTTCATACTGGGCCGGCGACCACGACCACTCTGCGCCAGGTACGGCAAATTGGGGACCCGGCTCAACTCAAGGCAACGAGGGCGAGCCCGAATGGATTGATGTGACCGGCCCTCAAGATCAGCGGGCCACGCTTCAGCTGCAAAAGAGGGGCGGGACGGACCACCTTCAAATAGGTCACTCTGAAAATCTAAGCGCATCCTATCTTGGTCTATACGGGACAAGCCTCGGCTATATTCAGAGTTCTGGCCAGGATTTAGCGATCACGTCCAGTACCGTAGGCAAGGGCGTAATGATCGGAGCTGGAGACAAGAAACTCGTAACCTTTGAGGGTACGACCAATACGCACCCGAACACTGGTGCGCCAGCAGGAAATGATGTTTTATTCTCCGCTGATGCGAACGTTGGAATTAATGTTAATTCGGTGGATCTATCTCCGGTTACCCAAGATAAATTTAAACTACATGTTGCCGGTGATGTGAAAATTTCCGGTAAGCTTTTTGCGACCGATGTATTTGAAACTTACCCTGTCATTCCAAAGATTGGGGACGATCATGATGGACACACGGTAGTAGAACCGGCACATACATATTCGGCGGGAGACAAAGGCACGCTAATCTACAATGACAGCTTCATATATATCTGCATACAGGATAGCGATGGAACCAACAATAGTCTAGTAGCGTGGAAAAGATTTCCAATAAGTCAATGGTAATATTTAAAATAGGTGTAATACAATAAGATGGCCACAAACGATATATATTTAGTAAGAAAAAAGGCAGATAATACATTCGAAGAGCTCGGAGATTCCCCTTTTCAATATACGGGAGATTCTAGCGATTCGTCTACCGCAGGGAACGAATTTTCAATTAAGACCAAATTAAGGGTTCCCGAACTTTTAGTCGAGGGCACACATACAATTCTTGATACAGATACCCAAACCTCAGAACAGCTTTTAGTTACAAATGACGGGACGGGTCCCGCCGTGGTCATCAACCAAAAAGGACAAGAGGCAATATTAGATATTCAAGATGATGACGCCTCAGTACTTTACATTCGCGGAGACAATCCCCATGGAGGAAACGTCGGAATAGGCATGGGGAGAGGCCCTATCGTCTCTGCGGGCAACCTGACTGAAGGCAAAACATATACCATTGCCTCAATCAATGATGGTGCAGGTGGGGCCGACACAGACTTTACAGTCTTTGGGTCACCCTCCAATACTATCGGTGAGGTTTTTACTGTCACTGCAGGAGCGCAAGGGGGTACCGGTACGGCAAATCTTACAATTCTTCCGGAAGAGCAACTACAGCTAACAAGGAACATGCTATTAGCGAACGATACATCCATTTTCTTTCAGGATAGTTCTGGAGATTATGGAATAGGTTCGCTTGCAAGTGATTCCTCGGACGACAGTGGGGCGACAATTTCATATAGCGCCGACAACCGGCTATTAATTAGCAACCCAGATACAGCGGGCATTGAAATCAAATCTGTCGACTCAGCGACCTGGGGGACAGACATTCAATTTAAGGTTACGCCTAATGCTGGCATAACGATGGGCAAGGTGAATCGCTCCTATACTAACAGTACGAGTCACGTTGAGATCTCAGGGGACGAGAAGGTTAACCTCATGCTTACGGATAGAAGCGAAAACATCGAGGGTAAGTTAAACATTAATGCGACAACAGATACCCTAGACATAGGAACAACGACTGCGCATAGCTTAACGCTGGGCACGAGAAATACATCGTTTTTCACGCTAGACCAATACGGCCATGCATTTTTACAACAGAACGATCCAGGCTCGGGACTTACGGGTGGAAACCTTACAATTGACGGACAGCTAACCCTGGGCGGAGACATGCTTAGTATTGCTGGCGAAGAAGTCTTATATTCGGGATATATTAAAGTCACCAATACCTCAAAGGAATATAAAATCCTTGAGTTTACATACCCAACGGAGATAGACGACGACAACGAATCAACTGGAGATGAAGGCTCGGCCTTCATCATTGAAGTTTGGTCAGACTACCAGAACGCAGGCGAATATGTAAAATATAGCCTGTGTCATACATTTTTAGATACGGCAAATGATGGAAGTACAGCCGGCGGCGACTTAGATGACCCCGGCAGCAGGGACTATGCGCTTAAGATTTTAGAATCACATTCAGTTCCAAACGCAGGTTCTTTTAGAATTCGCCTGCCCAAGGCCGGAGACAGCGACATTAGCGATAGCACGGTAAATATCGGGGCATATGATGTCGCGGTGTTACCCGTCTATTTAGATCTTAAAAATTACGCCGGAGTGAGAGTAAAGATTACCTCTCTATCTTCAGGTACCAAAAGAATTGCGACCGGGGTGAACTGGAGTAATTCCGATGAATATAAATTCTGGAATACACCTACAGGAGTAACGATTGCCTGGAACGCCAATACCCCCAACACAGAACCCGGCGACGCGCTCTTTGCAGATACTTTTTATGGGTCTCGCAACGTTAACTGGACAGGTACTGAGTCCGGGTACTCACCATACTATTTAAAGCCAGCAGATACAGGCACATCGATGACGGTGGCGGGCAAAGTCGGCATCGGAACTGATTCGCCCGGAAGTTATGATGGTGAGGCGAGAGAGCTTGTAGTAAAGGGTACTGACACGGGTGCGGGAATAACGATTGCCAGCGAATCAACCTCTCGCGGAAATTTATATTTCGCAGACGGCACGAACTCTGGAGCAGGTATTTCAGATAGATTCCGTGGAGGGATAACCTACGATCACAATGAAGACGATCTTTCTTTTAGGACGGCAGGTGCTGAGCGGGTCTGGATAGATAATACAGGCAACGTCGGAATCGGGACTTCTGGGCCAGACACTTTATTAGATCTAGAAGGAAAAGATACTGGTCGTCAACTCAAATTGGGAAGATCAAACACCAATACAGGTTCTGCGTGGATGGGTGCGGATAGTAATGGATTTCATCTTGGAGTCGGTATATATAATGATGGCGGTGGAATAACAACAAATCCAAACGGATTCACCGTAGACACTGACGGCAATGTCGGAATCGGGACCCCGAATCCACAAAAAACACTACAGGTTTTTGGAGACGCAGCAATAGACAACATTTGGCTTGGCGGATACCAAGCGGGCAGCGCTCCTGTTGATGGGGTGGGCGGAAACATCTTTAAATACATTAACTGCTCCCCGATGAATTGGGGG